CGGAACAAGCCAGCGTCTAGAACTACAGCTAAACGGGCGCACAAACAGCCTGACCACCGTACAGAAAGACAATGTCGCTGTATCCATCGATGATGTGAAATGGAGAAAACTCACCCCGCGTGAATGTGAAGCCCTTCAAGGCGTGAAGACAGATTACACCGCGCACGTCTCAAACACCCAGCGTTACCGGATGCTTGGTAATGGCTGGACTGTACCGGTTGTTGAATATCTTTTTGAAAACCTAGTAACAGCAAACCGCGCTGTTGCATAACCAGAGATTTGGAGCAATCAAATGAAACTTACAACATCACAAATTGCGAATGATATATGCACCATCATTAGAGACGCTAAAAGACGCGTACAAGCCCTCGAACCCGCGCCGGTGTACATCAAGCACCGGTCGGAAATCAAATGCGCTGACGAGGCTCAGAGTCACATCGACAGCTATTTTTTGAATGCACCAGACGGCGACCCAATACCGCTGAATTTTGACTAGGCGAAACTGCCCGCTTCGGCGGGCGGTCGTGCATGGGTTGTTCCATGTGCCTGACGAGCCAGCTTGTCTCGATGAAGGAACTAAAAGAATGCGAAACGGAAGTTTTAAAGAACACCTAGACCAGCTTGTGGGTTGGACGATTGTCGGCGTTGAAGAACGCGAAGAATTCGGGGAATTAATCCCGACCCTGCGTATGAACAAACGCGGGTTTAAAGATCTCTACGTTGATGTCCTATGTGACCCAGAGGGCAACGGCGCAGGGTTTTTAGATTACTATCATGAGGAGCAAAAAGATGACTAAATGTTTTCTAACAGACAAAACGTATCCCGACTATAAACCGCAACAGCATCGCTCTATTAATTCTGCCCGCAGAAACATGGAACTAGGGCTGTCGAACTTGGATTTTCTGAACGCTGAACAGATGCATATGGCATATCATTTATATGAAGCCATTCAGCTTCTGCATCAGAACAGGAGCGAGGAATTTTTAGAAAAGATTGTTCGGATAGCTAAACTGTCTAATCATTTCTGCGTCCATCGCAACAGCCTTGCCTATGCGCGTGTCAGTGAGGGGCAAGATAAGCTGAAGCAAAACCTAGTGCATATCAATACCGTGCGACAGTGTGTGTTCAGTCAGGCGGTTGCTGTTGTTGCTGAATATATCCTGCAAGATACCTATCTAGACCCGATATGGGTGACAGATGATAACGGCGATGAGCGATACACAGATGAGTCGCAAGAGCGGTTCAATGAGCATCATGACGCAGTCGAAGGCATTCTATCTGAACTGTTAGACGTGAAGGACGCGCCAGCGAAGCCTATATCGATGCGCCGTTTCGATGATGTGTTTGAATCTGGATACTTCGAGCCTGACGATGTGTGTCGGAATGGTAAACCAATAGCTGACTGTGAGTGCTGTTAGCACCGCGCAGCCGAACTGATAATTTCTGCGATTGGAGCATCCTTATGCCAATAAAACGACCACCATAAAACAGGAGTGATTGCCATGATAAATTTGATGGTGCGCTTTGCTTGTCCAGATGACGTTAGTCTGGACGCTGAGTGCGAATGCGATAAGTGTGAACGTAAATCCGTTGTCTCTCAGGCACTGGACATCGATCTGTCCGAACAGACGCTGTGCATAGCTGACGAGATACCGGCAGGGGCGTGTCCGCATTGTGCGGATGGGCTAGTGTATGTGGTCGAAGGATCGTCATGACTTGTCATGCTGCCGGGCTGTATATGAATAAAATAGATAAAGCCCTTGAATTATGTGTACAGCAGAACTATATAAACTAATGCATAAAGCAGCATAACGTAATAACAGGAGTATGAATGATTAAAGACCTTGTCTCTATGAGGCACACAAGACAACATCCAGTTGACCGTATCAGCGGATGGTTTGTCCTTTTCCAAGCGATATTATTCTTAACACTGGCCATTGGGTGACAATTAGAGCATCCTTTTGCCAAGGACTATAAGTTCCTAAAGTTCCTAAAGATAACTTAAAGTACCTATAGTTCCTCAAGAGTATTATCATATAGAATAACTACTAGAAGTTCCTAAAGTATAACTAAAAGTAAACTAGAGGTGAAAACATAATGGCTTATAATGCTTATGATGCGTCTTCGAGAGAAGCCCGTATTCTTAGAGCAGATGCCGGAGATTTTATAAAGAAACTCCGCATCGCTGCGGAATTGACGCAAAGAAAACTTTCAGATGAGTTAGGGTTAGAGTACTACACGTTTATCTCTCAGCTTGAATGTGGTCAGGGTAGATTACCACCAAAGCTATGGGTTAAAACTGCAAAGGCTTTAAAACAAGATCCAAAGGAATTTTCCCTGAAGATGTTGTCCTATTACGACCCATATGCACATCACGCAATAACAACAGGGAAGATCAAAGAATGAATAATGTCATACCAATTAATTCACATTTCAATGGATCTTTAAGGTTCACTGAAGCAGACAAAAAGTATCTCAGCGCGATGGCGAGTGCCTTTAATTCGGTAGGACTACCACATGAGTTAGCCTATGGACTGACTGATGAGGGGCAAGAGTGGTGTCTGGTTCGCAAGTTAATCAGAAAGCGTGAGCAATCTGAATGGAACAATCATTCTGTCATCGTTGGTGAAATTATTGTTACATCAGGTGGCTATCGACACGCTGGTAATTGGGGGCCATGCACCGCGCATTCCCTCAAGGAACTATTCGCTGATCTAATGCCATCGGCATATGAAAACGTAAGACAGGGGGTGCAATAATGCTAGAGGTATACAGTAGACCTAACAGTCCGTACTGGTATTACAAAGTTCCTGTACTCGATGACGATGGACACGTCATTAGCTATGAGCGTGGGTCAACCAAACGTAAAGACAAAGGTGAAGCCCGTAAGGTTGCGAAAGCTATCGCGAAGAAGATACAAGACCGCGACCAGCTTGGCATCCGTGAAACCGGATCGATTGCTGATGCTGCGATGATGTACATCAACGAACTCGAAGCAACCAACAAGCCATCGGTCAAAGACGCTCGTACTTTTTTGAGTAAGTTGTCCAGTAAAACGCGAGGCAGCGAACCTATCAGTCGGCTGAATAAGCATTGGCTTGCCAAGCTGAAAGCATCCCGACTACAGGACGGTCTGTCTCCAAGGTATATCAACAACGAACTCACCTTCTGGATCTCTGTGTTCATGAAAGCCCGCGATGATTACAACATGGCTGTCGATCTAAGCACAAACTTTAAGAGGCTTAAATTGAGCGTTAATCAGAAGACACGCTACCTGATGGACGGGGAAGAAGAACGGCTGTTAGCTGAACTGCATCCAGAGCGCACCATCAAGGGGCAACCAGGATTCGGTGACCGGCATCATGAGACACAACAGAAACTACAAGACCAGTACGACCTAGCAGTCGTGCTAATCGATACCGGTGTCCGCTACACAGAGGCTGCTGAACTTCAGTGGTCGAGCGTAGACACCACCAACTGGACGACAATCAATGTCTATCGCAACAAGGTAGGCAATGAGGGTCTTCTGGTTATGACGGATCGACTGAAGGACATATTGCAGAGCCGTTACTCTCTTTCCGGCAACAGCTATTATGTCTTTGCTTCTCCCACAGATCCGTCCAAGCCTCGCGGTTACTCAACGAAGGGTATCTGCAAGGCTATCGCCCGTGCCAACTTGAACACCTCTCCCTTAGTTCAAAGGTACGGGCGATTTACAGTTCATTGCTTTCGCCACACTTTCGCCTCGCGATTGGTGCAAGCAGGGATGTCACTCTACGCAGTTAGCCGACTGCTAGGTCACAGTGATACACAAATGACACAACGCTATGCACACCTATCGCCTAGCCAAGTGGCAAACGAAGCGGCTGACATTTTAAACAACTTGAGGACTAAGGTATGAACTACGATGAATTCATGAATAAAATATTTTGGATGTGCGTTGATGCACTCAACGAATGGGCAGCTTTAATGGGCTGGACTTACGAAGAGTTAAACATCTGGATCTTTATTGTTGCCCACCCACTACTCACACTCTTCTTATTCTTTGCGGTGTGGTGGCAGAAGTCGGCACACTATCGGCACATCCAGCAAGTACATCACAAGTATTTACTGTACACCAGCGCGTATTTGTCTAGAGAAAACAAATAGATAGTTTGGTTGCGGGGGTCAGATTTGAACTGACGACCTTCAGGTTATGAGTCTGCAATCCCCGCACTAAGCTATTGAAACAACGTCATTTTTCACTGCTATATCAATCGACTACAGTGAAGCAAAGTTATAAATACAGTAAACACAAAGGGTTACCATGAATAAAGATTTCAGCACATTACTAGCACACACGCTCGATCCCAAACTTGAAGAACAACAACGGCGGATCGAGTTGGCGGGTGTCGAAGAAGGGGTTCAGAAGTTCCGTAAGTTACTAGCGGAAGGACGTATCTCTGACGCTGGGGCGGGGCGTAAGATATTCACTGAAGTAATGCAGTTGATTATCCCTGCTATCCGTGAGGCACAACAATTTGCCATCGAAGGGATTGCCAACAGCGGACCAGGGGTACGCCCCGTCTGGTGGTGGTACATCAGCTTCGTGTCGCCAGAAAAAATTGCGTACATCGCACTACGCTCAGTGCTGTCTATCCGGTTGGCGAGAGCCAGCCTTGGTCGCCCTGCGCGTAACGTCTGTCTCGATATCGGGCTGGCTATGAAACAACAGGTCGAGTTCGAGACGTGGTTAAGGGAGTCTAAAGATGAAGCCAAGGACAGTGGCGGGATTGATGTCGCAGCGCGTCTTGTCAGGACGGCGAAGAACTTCAACCAGCGTCAATGGGGCAACTGGTCAAGACGAATTAAGTCCATCGAAACACTCGAATGGAGACGTGATGTCCGAATGCACATTGGAGCAAAGATCCTCGACATACTCATCGAGTACGGTGGTGGGTTCATCGAACTCAAGTACGTCCAAATCAGAAACAAAACAGAACGACAAGTATTCCTGAGTGATGCCTGTCGTGCCATGATGGAAGACATCAACAGCCAGCTAGAATTTAATACACCGGTACTCAAGCCGATGATCATCGAGCCACGCCCGTGGTCATGGGATGAAGAGAACCAGCGTTATGATGGTGGCTACGTCATGGTCGATATTGAATTCATTAGAGGCGGACTGCATAAACATACGTCTGTCTTGAATGATCCGCTGTCTCGCACAACAAAGCGGGCGGCGAACTATCTGGGCTGGTGTCCATTTCGGATTGATGAAGATGCATTAGAGTTAGCCCGTGATTGTTTCATAAACGACACGCAAGCTATCGAGTGCATCCCATCGCCAGACCCACAAGAACTTCCAGCCCGCAAGACTGAGATCGAGTGGGATGCCATGTCAAAGATCGACAGGGCAGCTTGGAAGTATGAACTCACGAACATTCACGACAAGAATTCCCGCGAGGTATCGAAGCGTGAAGCTACTATTCGTAAGTTAAATTTGGGTGATCAGGTAAAAGGTCGTGACCTATATAATGTCATCAAGTGTGACAGCCGGACACGCATGTACTATGTGACCCCAGATCTAAATCCTCAAGGCGATAGTCTAGCTAGAGGTGTCATTCGTTTTGCTGACGGGCAACCGTTGGGGGAACGTGGACTCCACTGGCTGGCTGTTCGTCTCTGTAATACCTTCGGCGAAGACAAGATTACTTTTGAGGAGATGGAAGAATGGGCGAAAGATAACCATGATCTTATCGTTCAGTCCGCGTTAGATCCATTCAGTTCAGGTGACCGTCTATGGACTCACGCTGATTCAGAACTTGAGTTCTGGCAGACGTGTGTTGATTGGACACAAGCTACTGGTATGGACAACCCAGCGAAGTTTGTATGCACCCTACCTGTACATCAGGACGGATCGAACAACGGACTCCAGCTTCTGTCTCTCATCGGTCGTGACCCTGTTGGTGCAAAGCTAACTAATTGTTCCGCACTATCGGAACGCTTTGACATCTACTCTGCCACTGCCGAAGTAGTCAAACGTCTTATCACTGATGATATTCAGAGAGGCGAGAACCTTGAGCAAGCACACAAGTGGATTGGTAGTGTGGATAGGTCTGTCTGTAAGCGGGCTTGTATGACCACCAGCTACGGTGTGACACCGCGAGGCATCCAAGATCAACTGATTAAGGATGGGTTCTGTGATGCACTCGATGGAAATAAACTAGAGAACGCCGGTTATATGCGAGACAAGTTAGTACAAGCACTCGATCAAACTATCGTAGCCAGCCGACCAATCATGGAATATTTCCAGAAGTGTGCAGTAGCACTCGCGGAATTCGACAAGCCACTTCGATGGGTTACTCCCGCTGGTTCTACTATCCAGCAATCCTATTGGAACGTGGCTAAGTCAGACGTGAAGACTGTCATGGGTTCTTACTTTATGTGGGATGAAAATCCAGACGGTGGTCTACACGTTAGAAAACAAATGCTGTCTTCCTCGCCGAACATCATTCACTCGCTCGATGCATCACTGATGCAAAAGGTAGTGGTGAAACTTCGAGAGGAACATCACATCCATAGCATCGCTGCCATCCACGATAGCTTCGCGGTGCTACCTAATAATGTGGATGTCATGCGTCAAGTCATACGCGAGACAGCATACGATATGTTTAAAGGCAATTGGATTGAGGATGAATTCCATCCGTACTTAAAAGAGTACGCACCAGATGTGGATTTACCTGACTATCCAGAGCAAGGATCTTTTGATGTGTCAGAAGTTTTGAAGGCTAAATATTTCTTTGCCTGATCTTTAAGTACAGTAAACCTAACACTAGCAAATAGAGTATCCTTATGCCAATAACATACCCACCCCGTACTCAAGAAGCAGAGGACTTGATTACACAAATGGCATTCATCTTCTGGACGTTGGGCTATCTGCCTGACAACGAAAAGCAGAAACTTGAGGACATGGATGTTGATACCGAATGGTTCATATCTCACGCCCTGATGTTTCATCCAAACCTAAACGAAGACAATAAACACTGAGGAAAAAAGCTATTATGGCAAATCAAAAAGCAAGCATCCAAGTCTCCCCTAATTGTGTAGCAGCCTATGCATGGCTGGCGAAACCAGATGAAGGACAAGAGTTCTCTGACGGTAAATACAAAGTCACAATGGTATTTAATAAGGGTGACGCAGAAGTTGAGAAGTTTATTGAGACACTGAAGTCTGTGTCTAATGACCTCGCGACTGCTGAATTCAAGAAGCTACCATCCGGTCTTCGGATGCCATTCAAGGATGGTGACGATACTGAGAAGGAAGACTTCCAAGGCAAGTGGCTTATCACTGCTAAGACAAAGTTCCAACCAGGATTTGTCACTAGCGATAAGAGCCAACTGGCTGTCGAAGACTGCCCGTCATCGGGTGATCTGATCAAGGCATCGTTCCAACTGAAAGCATACAACACTGGTGGTAACAAAGGTGTAACCAGCCAGCTTCGCAATGTCATGCTGATGGACAAACGTAACCTTGGTCAAGGTGCAGCCGGAGACTTCGGCGAACACCAAGCCGTGCAGAAGGATTCGTCTGACGATGATGACTTCGACATCGCAATATAAGTTTGCTGAATCGGTACGGAATTATCTACTGGATGGCGGTGCGCTGGAACTCTGGATTCCTGTTGAACCAGTACCCGCTTCCAGACCTCGCGTGTCGAGGTGGGGTACATACTATGGAAAGAACTATGAGAACTTTCGGGTCAAAGTAAAAGACGTGTTGCGTAAAGCACTAACCGTCCAGCCCATCGAGGGTCAGATCGAATGTCTCGTAGAGATCATAGCACCACGCCCTAAAACATCTAAGAGAAGTTACCCGCGTGGAGATGTGGATAACTTTGTTAAAGGGCCATTGGATTCCATGACGAACAACGGTTCGTTCTGGGGTGACGATGACCAGATCACCGCACTTGCAGTGACCAAACGATATGCCGAACAGGATGAGCCTGTCGGTATCAACATTATCTACAGGGAGTCACAATGACACAGATAGAAAACTTAAAGAAACACTTCACGTTGCGTTCAACCATCACGAACATCGAAGCACAAAACCTGTACCGAATTCGTGCATTGCCTAGACGTATCAGTGACCTTGAAGCGCATGGTTTGAAGTTCAACCGCATCCGTAAAACTGATCCAACAGGACAACGATATGTACGATACTCAATCATCCGTGATTAAGGCACACGAACCGTGTGAAGACTGTGGGTCATCTGATGCACTCACAGTCTATGAGGATCATACCTATTGCTTCTCTTGTCAGGAGCATAGGTGGACAGGTGAACGACAACCCGTAAGGAAAATCATGGACTCTAATCTAGTTAGTGGTGGTGTGTTCCGCGCCTTACAGAACAGACGCATCACTGAAGACACTTGTAAGAAATATGGTTACCGACTTGCGAAGGTTGGTGACAAGGTCTGTCACGTTGCCCCGTACCGAAACAAAGACGGTGACGTGTGTGGACAAAAGCTACGGTTCGAGGGCAAGCAGTTCCAAACCCGTGGCGACATGACTGATGTTCAGTTATTCGGACAGCATCTTTGGAAACCATCGAGACGCTTGGTCGTGGTCGAGGGTGAGATCGATGCGCTCTCTTACCACCAGTGTACCAAAACCTGGCCAGTGGTGAGCATCCCGAATGGCGCACAGTCAGCATCTAAAGCTATCGCTCGTAACATCGATTGGGTTGAGCAGTTCGAGGAAGTTTGTTTCCTGTTCGATCAGGATGAACAAGGTATGAATGCTGCGAAGCAGTGTGCCGAAGTACTTAGTCCGGGCAAAGCCACAATCGCAACGCTCGATAAATACAAAGATGCAAATGAGATGCTTGTAAACAATGCGGTCAAAGAATTGTTACACGCAGTATATAACGCAAAGCCCCATCGACCGGACGGGGTTATAAATGGAAAGGAGATTTGGGATGCAGTATCTAAACCTATCGTTATGGGTACACCATATCCGTTCAAGTCTTTCAACGATGTCCTCATGGGCATTAGACCGGCTTCGATTGTTTGCCTTACGGCTGGATCTGGAGTTGGTAAGAGTACGATTGCTGCTCAGATTGCATATGACCTCGCTATTAACCAATCTAAAACTGTCGGTTATGTGGCACTTGAAGAAAGTATTGGGCGCACTGGGTTGCGGTTCATGTCTTATGCCTTACGAAAGCCCTTGCACTTGCCTCAAGATGTATCAGAAGAAGACAGGCAAGAAGCCTTCAACAAAACTCTAGGCACTGGTCGCTTCGTTCTTTATGACCACTTCGGTTCTATGGAATTCTCACACTTGCTAAACAAGTTACGCTACATGGTTAAGGCTTGTGGTTGTGACTTCATAGTACTAGATCACATCTCGATCTTACTATCAGGCAGTGAGTTTATGGTGTCGGGCGGTGATGAACGCAAACAGATTGACTATGTTATGACAACACTCCGGTCATTCGCACAAGAAACAAATGTGGGGATGATGGTTATCTCACACCTACGCCGCCCTTCGGGTGACAAAGGTTTTGAGGATGGACAGATACCAACGCTGTCAAGTCTTCGGGGATCACAGAGTGTGGCTCAACTTAGCGACCAAGTCATCGCCGTCTCTCGTAATGCAAGTGACGGTGAGAATATTCTAAGTGTTAAATGTTTAAAGGATCGCCATGCCGGACGCACAGGAGACGTGTGTGATCTTCGGTTCAATCCCGATACTTCGTTTCTCGAAGAGGTTACGGAGTTCACAAGTAATGAGGATATCAGGTTATAGCTTCTAACAAAGTTATTTACCAACGCAAGCTACGAAAGGAAAGACGACAAGCACTCATAGAAAGACATGGTAATAAATGCGCGAGGTGTGAGCAATCATACCAGATGGAAGTGTATGACTTCCACCACATCAATCCAGCCGAAAAGGAATTCACTCTGCAAATTTCGCAGATGAGTGCAACAACATGGCAACGGCTGGTAAAAGAAGCGGACAAGTGTGCGCTCCTTTGTGCCAACTGTCATCGACAGGTACACGCAAACAACGAGGTAAAATATTTTGGAAACAATACTGATAGCAGACATAGAGACAGACGGTCTGATAGCGACCAAGGTTCACTGTTTAGCGATAGCGAACTACCATGCGCCGACCGATACGATAGTTTATGCGGATCACCCGAACTATCCACCACTAGCGGAAGGACGAGCGAGGCTGGAGAAAGCGGACAAGACAGTCTGGCACAACGGTCTGGGATACGATTACCCAACACTGATGCGGATTTTTCCTGACCTACAACTACAGCGAACCAAAGTTATAGATACACTTATATTGTCTAGGCTTGCCAAACCAACCCAGCGTAAACACTCACTTGAATTCTGGGGTGAGCAACTTGGTTACCCGAAGGGTGACTTCAGTGATTGGGAAAAGTTCAGCGATGAGATGGCTGAGTACTGCGCCCGTGATGTCGAGGTGACAGCCAAGGTCTATGAACAACTGATGGTTGAGTTGTCAGATCCAACGTGGGCTGACTCTATCCAGCTTGAGCATGACTTTGCTTATGTCTTGAACTTACAGGAACAACATGGCTTCAGGCTCAACGTAAAGATGTCTGAAGAACTATGCGCCGAACTACGCCAAAAGATGTCGGACATCGAGGTCGAACTCCAAGAAGCATTCCCACCGATAACGCATGAGCGTTGGTCTGAGAAGACCGGCAAGCGGTTGAAGGATAATGTCGAGGTGTTCAACCCCGGTTCCCGTCAACAGATAGCATCGCGTCTGACTGAGAAGTACGGGTGGAAG